AAATATTTATTCGTTCTTGAAAGTGGTTGTATGTAAAATTAATCCAATGACCATGTGATAAATCGTCTGCAATATCGAACACTATAGTAGAATCTTTAGTTGATGATGTACGCAGGCCTCTTCCAATTGATTGGAGAACTCGTATTCTACTCTTTGATGGACTGGAGAACACGATGTTGTGGAGATTGCGAATATTGATACCAGTGCTAAAAGTACCATAACTAGCAACAATAATTGCATTTCTTTCATTCTCTGTGATTTCACGGATATCCTCTCTTGTTTGTGTATCTGTTCCACCATACACAAAGAATACTTTCCTGTCAAAGTCTTTCATCATGTCATAGAGAACTTTACCATGTTTTTCTACTAGTTGAAATAATACTAATGTGTTACCATGTAATCGCTTGCAAAGGTTAGTAACAAAACTATTACGAGTAGGATATAAAACCAAGTGTTCAATCTCTTCTGCATACTTACTTCCTTTCACTTTTTTACATTCTTCTTCTGGGTGTTTTAATACAATACACTTGATAGTAAGTTTTGCGAGTGTGTTCTTATCTATTAAGTCTTTTGTTGATACCACCTTTTCTACTGAACCAAACAAACCCTCAAGTATCAACCTGTGAGTTTGTGTTCCGTCTAGTGTTCCTGTGAAACCATGTCGATACTTGCAGTTTTCTAATTTTGTTAGAATACTTGTGAGTGACCTTGCCTTGAATAGATGAGCTTCATCACCTATGATGCAACCAAAGTCCTCAAAGTATTTCTTAGGCATTTTATATAATGACTGCCATGTGGATACGACCACAGGTTTATCTGTAGTTCGTTCATGTCCAGAATATATCCTATGCACACAGTTATCACTCCAACCATAATCTATGAAGTCTGAATACATCTGTTCTACAAGTGATGTCGTTGGTACAAGTATTAGTATCTTCTTATCTTTAAGTAGTAGGTTATAATACCTAACCAACGCATATATTATTAATGACTTCCCAGATGCAGTAGGAGAAATAATAAGAGAACGATGTTCTCGTAGACAATGAAGTATGGCATTCGTTTGGTAATCTCGTATATCAAGTTTCTTCCCTTTCGATTGTGGACGTAGTGATTCGGTAAATTTTCTAACATCCTCGTAAATAAGATTCCTGTCATCTTCGATACCCTCCTCAAGTATATATTCAACGGAGTTTTTTGAACAAAACTTTTTTACATAGGGTAGAAGACCACAATATATCTTACCAGTTTTTTGTGAGTATAATCTTATCTTACCATCCCAGATACGTTTCTTATACATGGGCATAAACTTTGCACCAGGCACATCAAAGGTAAAATAGTCTGCAAGTTCCTGACCCAACCCTGAGTCAACTTCCAGATTTAAATAAACCTCGTTTACTTTAGATATGTGCATTTTGGAGTGTGTTTGGTTCACCATATTCACCACGAACTATTATATTCCACGCAATACTAATTCTTTCGTCTTTTGTTTCGGGCACCCAATGTACCAACCAAGATGGAAATACCACACCCCAACCAGTTTCAGATTGAAACTCGGCCATGTCAGAGTTAAGTTTATTAAATCCACTCTTTCTTGGTTTGAATACACTTGATTGTGGTCTTGGGTCAAAGAATTGTATCGGTGACGTATCAGATGATGTCTTTAAATAAAAGACACCAGATAAAAAATTGTTTGAGTGTGAGTGTGGTGCGTGAGCTCTTTGAGATTGTGGTCGTAATATATTACCCCACATATTTGTAATCTCTATCTCACCCATGTACTCTTGTTCTTCTAAGATAGTTTTAGTTACATCTGTAATTGTTTTAGTTAGATTTGCAAACGTATCTATTTTATGCAATTCGTTCTGTGGTTGACTTCCTGTTATCTTAACCATCTGTTTATTTTTTTCTACTAAACTATTGTCCTCAATATGTTTTACCATTTGGTTGAGTTCGTTGTCTTTAAATTCATGTTTGAACCTGTATAGACAAGTTGGGAAAAAATCGTGTCTTTCTATACTCATATCATACCAGCCTCAAACTGTTTCCAACTAATCGCATTTTTAATATCCCAACCACGACTTTGTATCGACCTCAAAACTCCGTCAATATATTTGATTGTTGTTTCAAGGTATGCAATTTTGTGTTCTAGTTTTATTATTTCTTCATCTGACTCTATGTATATACTCAAATCAGTCTTGAGAACTTTTAGATCAAATGGTTTGGTCACATAAATTTTTGCATCTGCTTTACCACCATAATACTCCCACTTATCTCTAAACAAAACTTTGTAGTCGCCTTTTGCTTTATACAATAGGAGTTCAAAGTTTGTTTTGTGGTCTAGGTATTTTGCGTAAAGTTCTTGATTTTTGTAGGACTCTTTGTCGAGTGTTTCATCATCTACCTCCAAGTCTTTTTTGACTTGAAGTTTCAATTCATCTAACGTCATTCATTCTCCATCATGTTTCATTTATTTATAAGGACATCTGCACCTACTCCGTTTGCAAGAATACAAGCCCAACTTGGATTAACAAACTCAACTATACTCCAAGTATTAGTTTCTGCATTCATTCCAAAAACAACGACAGTTTGAAGTAACTCACTCTTCAGATTTGGTGACACATTATTCATGGTCATTTTTGGTTGTTCACCCCAAGTATCTAGTATTTGTATTATGGTATCTGGGTGATTGCAAAAAATAGGTTTTGATGCACTTGTTAATTCGTTGTCCATAAACTTATGATATTTAAGTCTATCTTTTTGTGTTTCAACGTACTCTTTACTTTTATTTTTCAGATGTTCTGGACTTGCTGGTTCACCCCAAAATAGACTACCTAAGACTGCAAGAACTATTATTGCACCATAAAAAATATAATTGTAATCGTTGGGGTCTTTGAATAATGTCATATCTAATCTCCATTATAATGTCACAATGTCATACAAAGTATATTTGAAATCACACGTTGCAGTAAGATATTCAACATCAGTTGCATTTTGATTGTATTCTAGTCCACTTAATGACGCTGGATAGACATCTCTAAATCTAACCTCTGCGAGTGGATTATTTTTATTTGAAAGTATTGTAAGGGTCGCATCTCCGAATAAAGCTCTTGATGAAGTCGCTGGTTTTACATCACCTATGTCATTACTAATACCTTGTTTCGCAATAGGTGTAACGGACTCTTCTCCTCTAAAATTACTAAACTCTTGTCTATTCTTTGGAAAACCTATACCTCTCAACCAATTCTGTAACTGTACATAGTTTTCTAAACTTTCATCTACTATAAAACTTATAATTAGATTGTCAAATGTTAATTTATCCCCCATAACAGGAATATCAGTAAATGGTGTAGGAAATATTGCATCTGCAAGAGTAATGCTTGGAAGATTACACGCAGTCGTAAAATATTCAACTTTTGGTAGTTGAACAATATTAAACTTAAACTGAGTAGGACTTGCATAGTCTAACTGAGTTGGTTGTCTATTTATTCCGAATTGTGTTGCCATACTACTATTTAGTCAAAAAAAAGAGGGGTCTTGCGACCCCTCCAAGTTTACACTAATAATAGTATACTGATTACATGAGGTTTGAAACTTTAACTCTTCTGTAATACTTGTTAGTATTTGCAGTTATGGAAATACCACCCTCAGCAGAAGCTGCAACTGTTCCTGTGTGGAATGGGTTGGCGGCGATACCATATCGAGTTTTAAAACCAATTTTTGGTTGGAAAGTGTGTTCCCCAACTGCACGAACCATTTGTAGTGGAACGTATGGGCAGTAGAACATACCAGCATCGTAAGGTGATGTTCCTTTGTATCCAACAACGTAGTATTGAGAAGCGGCTACGTTTGCAGAATATGGGTCAACATACACTTTGTATCGTCCGTTAAGAACTCCAGCAAAAGTAGTTGTTGTGTCGTCAACATTTAGGTTGTTCGCAAGAGCAGGTGTGTAGTCAAGTACACCAGCCATTTGTAGTGCAGAGGCAACATCAGCAGAACATATAACCATGTTACCTTTTCCTCTACGAGTTTGTTGACCGATTGCATTAGCATCTCTTTCAAGAGCAAACATTAGACCTTTGAACTTTTCAACTGACCATCTACCATTTGAGTCTGTATCTAAGTCAAAGATACCAGCGGTAGTTGTGTTCACTTGAGCACCTTTTACAGAAGAAACGTAGATATTTCTAACAACTTCTCTGTTTATTTCTGCAAGTATTTCAGCAGATAAGATGTTTGCAAGTTCTGTTTCAGCGTCAAGACCATGTATCGCTTTTAAGTCTTGTGCAAGTTCCATTGTGTACTCGGCCTTTAGAGCCCTAGTAACAGCGGTAACTGTGTGCTTCTCAATTGAGAACGCCATTTGTGCAAAAGTGTTTGTTGATGAGTTATCACCTAACGCTTCACTTTGTGCAGTGGTCATACCTGTCGCAGTTTCGTATGTTCCAACAGGACTATCGTTAAGAACAGCAGGGTTAGTTGCAGTATCAGTGATATCTCCACCACCTGTTGTTCCTTGTGCGTTTTGGTTTGAGAAATCTTGTTGTGACTCG